CGAAGTATTTTAGCGCCATCCTTTACGAACTTATATTCTGTTTTAAGTGAACGGAAAACACCTTTGTAGTCCATATTACGCACCCAAGATAACTCGGTGTCCATCCATCCATCAGGAGTATATTCTAATGGAGTAGCGGTTGCGGTTTCTTGCACATTTCCAGCTGCATCAACATAATAAAATGTTGTTGCATCCTTCATTAAGTACATTTTAAAAATATCGGGTGTAGGCATTATGCTTTAGCGTTTTCGTAGTAGTAATCTTGCCATCTTCTATTCTTGGCTTCCAATCGTACTGTTTCCTTATTTCTTATTGTTCTATTCAACTTATTAAGTCCACCATCAATCAATCCGCTCATTTCCATTACCGCCATAACCACATCTTTATTTGATGGTTGAGTAACTGCGCTGCCTAACTTACTTTCGGGAATTACTTGCGTGTGCTTTGGTAGATTGTAAAGCGTGTCCGTATTTGCTGACCAATAAGGCTTCTTATTAGGCTCAATAACCAACTCATGCTCTTTACCATCTCCAAGTATTGCCAAACCGCCTTTGTGGTCTGATGTACCCTCTGCATATTTAGGCAATGGAGTAGCCAAAACTGTTGCAATCTGAGCAGCACCTAAACCAGCTATTAGACCAGCCAATGCTGGGTACAATGGTGCAGTAATTGGGTTTGTAAGATATTGCAATGCAGATACTTCATTCAAAGCTGTTTGTGCAATGATTTTACCAATTGTTATTAGCTTTTCAGTTTTGGCTGCTTGGTTTTTTATATCAGCAACTTTTCTTTCATTTTCTTTTTCTTTTGCAGCAGTTATGGCTTTGCTTTCATCTATTCTTCTATCCTTTTCAATTTGAGATAAAGTAGAATTATTTATTGCTTCAATTTCTTTTTCTCCGCTTTCTTTTATTTTTTCTCCTTCATCTTCTACTGCCCTTATTCTTTTTTCGTAAGAAGCCATTATGGCTGTTTCTACAAATGCAATAATTTGTTGCTCTAATTCCTTTTTGTAATCAGCAGTTTCTTTAGCTAATTTCTTTTCTAAGTCTGCTTGTTTTTTTGCTCTTTCTTCAGCATCCTTATACATTGCACTTTGGAAGCCGATTAAATTTTTTGCTGTTGTTTCAGCAGCAGCTTCTCTTGCTTTGTTTCTTTTTTCAGTTTGCTTTATTGTAAGGTCTGTAATTTTTTCTTCTATTTTTGCAAGTTCATCAGGCAATAAACCTTCAGCTTTCAAATAGTCCATTAAGGATTGTATTTGATAATTTAGTATTCTATCTTCTGATTCAAATATAATTTGTTCTTTTTTTGAAGCATATTCTTTTAAACCTATTTCTTGTTTTTCAAAAGAAGTAAGTAGTGCATCTAAAGACTTTTCAGTCATTTGCTGTTCGTTTAATGCTACATTATTCATTTGTTGCAATATAGTAGCAGCCAAATCTTCTGACCTTTTCTTTGCTGCTGCTGCTTTCTTATCTTCTTCGCTTTCAGTTTTGACTGTTGGAGATTTTTTAGATGCTTTTTCAGCTGCTGTTTCTTGGGCTTTAAACAAAACATCCCCAGCTTTAGCTGCGTTATCAGTTGCATCTTTTAAAAATCTTTGCTGTTCTTTAGTTGATTTTTCTAAATCCTTATCAATTTTATCAACCGATTCTTTAGCTGCTACTGCACGAAGTCTATAAGAATTTAATATTGTAGCAGTTGATTCTTTTGCTGCCATTGCGCTTGAACTTTGAGATAATTTGAAAAAATTATTAAATTCAGCTTCAGCTTTTTGTGCATCTTTTACTGCTTGTTCTCTCAATAAGGTTAAATCATAAACATTCTCACTTGCTGCTGCAAATTTCTTTTCTGCTGCTTGTGCTGCTGCCCTATTAAGCAATGCTTGTGTAGTTACATTAATTGCCTTACTTAAATCTCCTTCTAAAATAGTTTGTTGTTTAAGCGCACCAAATTGGGTTGGATATGTTTTCTGTAATTCTTCTACCGCTAATGTTCTTGTTCTTGTAGATTGCGCGTTATCTTGTGCAAGTTTGGTTAAAACATTTAATCTTGCTATCTGTTGTTGTGCTGCACTTCTTTCCGTTTCTTCTGCACTATTTATCGCAGCATTATATTTATCAATAGACTTTTGGGCTTCTTGTGCTGCCTTGCTTCCTTTCTGCCAAACCTCAATTAACTTCAAACCAACAGCCACAGCAATACCAGTTATTACCCCAGTGCTTAATAATGATTGCCCTAAAGTTTTCATTACAGATGTGGTAGCCAATCCTTCTTTTTTCAATTCTACATTTTGCGCTTGAACATCTTTAATAGACTGAATAAAAGGTGTAATGTTATTCGATAGAGATTGTGCAAATGTTCTTATTGAAATACCAGCATTGGGCAATTCTGTTGCCAATATTCCAATGTTTCTGTTAAGGTTTGCAGTTGCGCTTGAATAGTTACCGACATTTCGCTGATAGTTGCCCATTCCAGCATCAATAGCTTTCAATTGGTTATTAAGGTCTACTGCTCTTTTTTGTGCTTCTAAAGTGGCTTTATTATCCAATCCTCTTGAAGCTGCCAAGTCTTTATATAAACGTGATGCTGCTGCTAATTGTGTTTGTAATTCATTGTAAGCAGAAATACCATCTTTGTTTAGCTTATTGGTAGCTTGTAGTTCAACCCTTGTTGCTGCCAATGCTCTTGCTGTGTCTGTTTGTGCAACAGCTAATTTGGCTTCTGTGGTTGCTAATTGGTCTTGTAGTTTCTTATATTCCCTTACTGATAAAGTAAGTTCATCAACAGATTTCTTGCCTTTGTTTATTGCTTCTGTGGATTCTTTTGCTGTGTTAGCATCTAATAAAGAAATTTGAATGCCACCTAACTCTTTTTGCTTAGTTTGAATGTGCGTAATAGTATCATCAACCAGCTTAATTATCTTGGTCTGCTCGGCTTCGAGCGCTGGAATGTCCGCATAACTGGTGAGCCTATCATCTGCCATTTTCTTCTTTCTTTTCTATTGATGTAATTAATTGCTTGAAATATCCGCAAAATTTTAAAGTGCTTATGTCATCACTTACGCTATACTTTACCATGTTTGAAATGGCTATTAAAACGCTTGTGTAGTATTCGTATGTTGCTGGTTTAGAACCTTCGTTCATCAACTCCAATTGCTTCTCTAAGTCAGTCTTTAAATTGACATATTGTTGTGATTGTGCCACTACTCTTTCTAAATCCTCAAGTATTGTTTCTTCGCTGAAACCTCCACTAAATCCTTCCTCAATCAATAAATCTACAAGCCTTTCATCGTACTTAATCTTTAAGACATCAATTAGCAATTGAGTAATTTCTAATTTAATCTTGTAATATTCTATCTGCGCTGTTGTTACCGCTACCGCATTTGTGTCATCTGTGCTTATTGCATCCTGAAATTCAAGCTGCAACCTTTGTGCGTGTGCCACTAATTCTTCTTCAGTTCCTTGCCCAATGGCTGTTAAATCCCCATCAATCAAAAACTCTTGAAACCTATTAAATGGTATTTGTCTTAAACTTAAAAGCATTTAGAATATAAGTGTGTCAATTATTTTGTAATGTTCTGTATCATCAATTCTTTCATCCGCTATTTCTACAAATATATAAGTATTTGTTGGTAATTCGTGCAAGATAACAAGTATCTCACTTCCGTTTACAAATGCATAATCTTCCGCTGCCTTTTTAGCTGCTGCTATTGAATTGTTTATATTTTCCCACTTCACGCAGTCTTTGCAGTATGTTCTCATTGTAAGCCAGTTTTATTGCCTATGTTTTCAGCCATCTTGTATTGCATTTGCAATGCCATGTCTTTTTTGTTTTCAGGAGTTAGCTTTAAAGGGGCATATTCCATGTATCTTTCTTCTAAGTAATCGTTCTTTCTGTCCGTACTAAAAGCCTTAATTGTGTCTCCTTCTGCCTTATAAGTTATCCCTTTTTGAAAGTCTCCCTCATCGTATAGTCTTATCCTTCCAGCTGGTTTTCCGTACTTGGTAATAGACTTAATTGAGTATTCAGGCATTGGTCTGTCCCCACCCAATCCACCCATCAATTGCTCTCGGTTCAAATCTTCTGCAAAATAAGCTTCTTGGTTAAAAGCATCTTGCACCTCTTTTGCAATGTTAATCGATTGAAGTCTCTCCAATAACTGACTTAGTGTTGCCATATTCTATTATTTTAGCTTCGTATTCATTTAAAGCATTTGCAGCATCGGCAAATCGCATGTTCGCTTTGTTCAACTCGTGAACCGCTTTCTCTGCCTTGACTTTTGCCCGATAATACCGATGCTGCAATACTCTATATAACATTTCTGCAAACATTACTTATCTTTTTTTGTTGCTTTTTTAGGTTCTTCTTCAACTACTACTAATTTCTGTGCTTCGTTCCAAACATGGGTAAGATACTTTAGTTTGGCTGTTTCGTTATAACCTACAAAATGGCTTACAGAAGCATAAGTAATCCATTCTTCTTTTGATTTGTAGGTGAGTACAACCTCCGAATTGAAGGCTGTACTCATTACAATAATATCCATTATGCGATAATAGTTAGCAATAGTGGGAATTGAACTTCATAGTAAGACATACCATCAGCAGCCCAGTCAGTAACACCAGCACTTGTAAGCAAGTATTGTGTACCAGCAGCGCCTGGAGTTGGTATAACTACGGTAATTGCACCATTTGTGTCAATAGTGAAAGAAGTAACAGCTTTAACTGCACCAGTTGCAGCGTTAGTTACTATCCAACGAGCAGTTGCGTTAAGTTTAGTCTTGAACAACAAACCTAAGTTTGCATTACCGCAAGAACCTAAAGCAGTAAAGGTATGAGTACCAGCTACTGAACTTGAACCATCCAACAAGCTAACATTCTGAACACCATAAGTGTTTTGGATTTTAGCCCAACGGAAGTTAGAACAATCGATTACAGCGCGGTTCTTAACTAATTGACGAGCGTCAACGTGAAGAATTTCAACTCTGTAACGAGCAGTTGCAGCATAAGTAGCTTTTGTACGCAATTTAACGCTCAACATATCCATTGGGAAACCACCGATTTCAAAATCGCCAGTTGTTACGTTAGTTACTTGCTGTCCTAAAACAACACCGCTCTTATCAACATAAAGTACATCGAAGATGTCTTGTTGGCCATTAAAATCATCTAAGTTTTTACCAGCGCAAGAAGAACCGATAATAGTGTAGATAGTTGATTCAGTTGGGTCAGCAGTGATTGCTTTGTAACCATCATCAAAAGTTTCAGATTGCTCCTCACGTCCAGCTTCTTCCATTGTACGGAATGGGCCAATGATTCTCCAACGAGCATCAGGACTGTTGTTTATTAATTTAGCTGTAAGGTAGCTTTCAAAATTTACTGCATTTGCAGCAGTAATAACCTCATTCTTTGGAATAAGGATAGCCCATTTGTAAGGGGCTTCATTGTAGTTACAAGTTCCGACGCCAGTGTTACCTATTGCGCCCAAACATGCTACTTGATTAAGTGTTGCCATTTGTATAATATTTTTAAGGATTTAATAAAAAAGTGCAATACGAATTATCAACTTTAATTCGCAAATTCGTGATTTCAATAGCATCTAAGTAGTCGCAGAAAGAATTAGCATCAGTTCCGTTAAGTGATTCTCTACCCCAATATAATCTATCCTTTTTTGTATGCACTACTTCGGTAAGAGATTGTACTAAAAAGTACCTTGAATTGTATATCTCCTCCATCAGGCTTTCGTAAATTGGATAAAGTATTGGAACAAAAGTTTTCTCGTATCGTTCCTCTGCCTTGTAGTCTTTCTTGGTATGGTGTGCAATAACTATGCGAAGATTAGTTTCGCCATAGTATTCTCCAACCCTTCCTCTATCTTCTGCAAAGTCTTGAACTAACATCACTAAAGGATATTTCTCAAACTTCTTAGAAGTGGATTTGTCATACTGAGCAAGTGTTTCAATTATCTCAATCGGATGCCCATATTGATAGTTTATTGCACGAATTTTAGGCTGTGCAATCTGTAACTTAGATAAAATATCATTGGAAACATTTTGCACTAATTCTTCAAAAACGTAAACTATCGGCTTAGGCAAATTCATTTAGAAATAAATGTTTTGAGGGTCAAAATTGTCTGTTTGCTTAATATCAAACTCTGGATAGGTATCTTGGTTAGCATATAGATAACCGTACAAATGCTTAAGCAATGAACGCATATCATTCCAAGCCAATACCATTTTATTGATAGGGCTTACAACCATTGCGTTTTCTGCTTTGTTTTGTGCTGTTCCAATACCCACTACATTTTCTGCGCTGTCTGCTAAATAATGGTAGTAAACATAGTTAGCAATAGGAGAAACTTTACCAAGATTGGTAAAGCCCTCCCATTTACTAACAACATTTTTAATGGTGTATTCACTACCGCTAATCAATGCGACAAATCTTGGTGCAGTTGGATTCGCTAACATCAACTTGCTGAACTGATACCCTAATGCTTTAGTTAAAAACACACGCTCATAACGAGTGATATAGCTTTCTACATTTTCGGATACTTCAAGTTGCCCAAGCTGTGCTAAGTGTAAGCCACGCACAAAATATGTTTCATCAATTAGGTTTGCCATTATTTAATTTTTTAGATGCTTTAATTGTGTTTAAACAATTTGAGCTTATTCTTTTTCTTTTTTAGAAGGTTTAGGTGCTGGAGATTTTGTTACCCATCCAGCCTTTTCAGCAGCAGCTGCCAATTCAGGGTGCATAGATAATTCAACTCCTTCTTTTGCGTACTTATTATCTTTAGTAGCGTACACTTTAACTCTTTCTTCTAATTTGATAGTCTTGCTCATTTTTATTTATTTTTTGTTGTTAGTAAATATTAATTAAACTACTGCTGGCTCTAAAGCTGTTTTGATGTTTGCAAACGTATCATAAATCCAAGCACCAGTATCGTTAGATGAATAGAATTGGTGGAATCTCATTTCTCCGATAATAGTTACAAGGTTTTTGCTGAAATCGTCATTTTCCCATCCGAATTGAACGAAGAAATCTTGATACATCAAAATTCTGTATTTGCTCATATCACCTACAAGTAAGTAACCTACTGCGATGTTGTTATCTTCGATAATTTGAACACCAGCAATAACGCGACCATCAGCAGAAGTGAAAGGAGGTAACATGTAAACACCGCTATCTTGTGCTTTCTCCAAGTCCATGTTAGCCATGTCGATTGGGTTCATGTAAGCAGTAAGAGTACCATTGAAATTCAAAGAACGGATTTGAGCAATTGCTGCACGAATAGCGTCTGAATTTGTTGGGTTTTCAGTGCTGATAGAAGTCAAAGTGTAAGCACTTGCGATTGTAGTAACACCAGCTGGGCTTGTAGAAGAACCAACACCAGTCAATACTGCTGCGTTAGCTGCGGTCATTACTTCAAACTGAAGTTCTTGACGGATAAAGCTTTCCATTCCAGCTACATCATAAAGCAATTCAGTAGAAGCTTTCATACGCTCTGCAACTTTCTTTGGTACTGAAGTTTCAGTTTCCAATTCAAAAGAAGCTAAAGGCTTCAATACACCTTCGCCAATAAATGTTGCGTTACCTTGTTTGTTTGTTTTGTTTACCCAAACATAAGGGTTTGCATTTGTACGACCTTTTGGAAGTCTTTCCCAAAATGTAGGATTAACACGAACCAAGTCAACGATTCCTGGTTGTACTTGTGCGTTTGGCAAATAAGCGCTTCCGTTAAGACTTGCGCTATCGGTCATTGTGATTGCAGCTTTAAGGTGCATTTGTGGCAAGTCAGCTTTTGAACCATTCTTTACGGCTTCAATAGCAGCTTTGTTGTCTTCGTGCCACTTTTCGATTTGTGATTTGATATTCATTGGTTGTGGGTTTACGGATTTAGCTTCCATTTCTGTCATTTTAATACCTTGCTCACGCAAAGCGCTTTCTAATACATCCAACTTTGCAGCTTTTGCTTCAAGGTCGGCAATCTGTGATTTAGAAGCTAAGTCTTTTGTAGCTTCTGAAATCTTAAAGTCAACTGCTGTTTTTGTTTCAGTAGCAAGTTGCTCTATTTGTTGTTTGATTTCTAATTCTGTCATTTTTTTAGATTTTAAAACTGTTAATAATTGATGTGTAATCGGTTGCTTTCGGCTTTACTTCTTCTTTAAGTGATTCAATCGGCTTTGAATTAGTAAGTGAAATATGTTTAGCTATCAATTGACGTATCTCATACGCTTGTTCAATTGGTAGTTGCTTTAATGCTTTTTCTGTGTCTCGGAATAGTTTGTTTTCTTCGCTCTCTATTTGGTCAGACTTTAAACCGCTGTACTCTGTTTCTTCGTTTGCGCCAATGGTAACAACTGAACATTCAAATAGGTTTACTTCTTTAACTATAAACGCATCTTGGTTTTCATCGTATTCCATCTTATCCCAAACGTATTGATAGCCTATTGAGAATTGGTTTAATGTACCGCTTTGCATTTGTATTAATGCTCTATCTGCTTCAGGTATCATATCCAATTCAGCTTCAAAGTACAAGCCTTTTTCATCTTCAAGTAGTTTTGTAATGCGACCTAATGGCTCATCCATATCGTGCATCCATAAGAAGGCAATCTTTCTGTTTGTCTTGCTTTCAGGTCCTCTTTCTGTAATAGACTTAGCAAAACATCCTCTTACAAGTATATCTCCTGAACTATCTTTATTGCCAAAGACAGCAGCATATCCGCTAATCTTGCGACTTGATTGCTCAATTAATACACCGCTATCGTCAATAGCTAAGGATTTATAATTGACTGGTTTGCGTGTTTTCTGTATTACTTTCATTGGGTTGTGTTTGTGTTTGTAGGTTTGCTTTTAAAAATTCATCGTATTCAGGCTTCCTCATGTTGTATTGCTCTCCAGCAATTGTGTCATCTCCTAATCTTTCTCTCCACTCGTTTAATGTTATTAAGCCATTGTCCCATTCAATCTTACAAGCTTCGTTCATTGACTTTCTCGCTTGGCTTCTCTCTTGCTCGGATTGTTGTAAGGATTCAATATGGCTATAATCATTCTTGATTTCAATGTTGTTCTCTAATGTTTTAAGCCCTTCGTTAAGGCTTTCATCAATAGCAACGGAATCAGGAATGATAGTGTTTTGATATAATGATTTCTCGGCTTCAAGTGTGTTTGTAAATGTGCCATCTTTAACACCTAACAAGTAAGCTGGGTAGCCGAATCTGTCTGCAATATCTATTGTGCTGCTTTCGTGTTCTTCAAACAACATTAAGTCTCTTGTGCTAATTGCTGTTTGCTGCCATTTAACTGCTGCTGAAACAACCGCTACCATTGAACGCTGCCCAGTCAATCCATAAGACTTATGAAACTCATTTGCTATCTCTTTGCGCTGTTGTGGTTGCATTGGTAGTTTAGAACCCATTGCATCTTGGCCATCACTTGAAATGAAGCCTAATGCACCACGTCTAACGATTAAATTGTTCCGAGCATCAAGCCCAGCAATAATGTTTGAGATTGGCTTTTGTAAACTTACTAATCTGCTTATTGGTAATAATGTTTGGTAGTCTATTTCTGTTGCATCATCAGTAAACATTATTAGTTTAGTTTCATCCAATTGCTGACGAATACCATTTAAAGAAAAATATAGTTTCCTAAACTTCTTTGGGTCTTTTAAAGGGAATGTAGGCACTAAGTCTGTTGCTTCAACCTCTACCAAATAAGGTGGTAAAATCCACAATGCAGAAGGTCTATCAGGAAAGCCAACTGAATATTCGGGATATACATAGCACCAACCATTAATCTTTGTGAATGAATATAATTGTTTGCGGAATTGGCTGCGTGTTTGTAAAGGGTTCGGCTTGTCCATTAAGCGCTCCCACTCTTTATAAGTGCCACGCACATAGTTTTGAGTGCTGCGGTTTAAAACTTCTTGCTTACCATTTGCATAAGCATCAGATAAGTTAGCTATTATAGCAGCTAATGGGCTACATAAAGTAACCGCTTCAAATAATTTTGAAGATAGGTTTAATGAAACATAAGAATGTACTCGGCTGAAGTCATCAGGAAGTACATTAAATTGATTGGTAAACCCACCCAATGGCAATGGGTAGAAGTCATCTTGTAGTAAACAATTTGGGCTATTATTTACCCATTCGCTGAAATTACCCATTTAATTATTTTTTCGCTTACTTTAACCCAATTCCCTACAATAAAAACCGCTTTCTTTCCATCAATTGTTGTTATGTTACTTTCTACATTTCGCTGCTCATACACATAAAGTTCTTCATATTGTTCAAGCCAAATGCGCACATTGGCAACCTTTGTAGGCAACCATGCACGTTTTACAATTGTTTTTACACTCCCATTAATAGGATTTATATCTTCAGAAAGTTTGCTTTTCATAGAATTGTACTAACAAAAGTATATTTAAAATGCGTTTATTTATTTTATTTACCTTCTATTGATGTTTCTCTACAATATCCAAGAATATTATTTACCTTTGTTAAAACTTTTTAATTTATGTCAGACAGCATTACACCATCAGCTAAAGCATTTATCAATTTACAGATAAAGAATGTTCCTAAGGATGTTTACTTTACTATCTTGGATGCGGTAAACGAGGAACAAAAGAAGTTCTTGGGGCGCAAGAAGTGCGGTCTTAAAGATGGATTGGTACGCATACTTAGGGAATATGCAGAAATGAAAAAGCAACCCGAGTAGAAACAAGGGTTGCGAAAACAAAAACTTTTATGAAACAAATTAACGGAGCAAAGATAATAATTAATTTTTAAAAACAAAAAGCAATGATTAGTATTTGGGATTACCAAAATGAAAAAATGGACAAACGTATAAAAGACATGTATTTAATTAATTACAAAACTGGTGTTATCCGTGAATTGGATGGCACATACATAGGTAAATTTGTACCTTATCCACTAACTATGGAAAGTAAATTTATACTAAGAAAAACAAAAGTTAAAGCTACAAATCTGTAACGCTCCAGTTAGTGTAAACTGCATAGCGTAAAGCATCAATACAATGGCAATACGCATCAATAGGTTTGTTTAACTTATCTCCAGTTGATTTATCTTTTGCCCAACTATACTTGGTTTTTTCTTCAATTAGGTTGGTGCTGCTCTCGGTTATAAATACATTAAACTGCTTTAGGAACATTATCCCAGCATTGATGCTTCCTTGCCCCTTTCTTGCTGCAACAGCATAAATGCCTAACCTTTGTAAGGCTGATATATTATCGGGGTCATGGTCGCAGTATATTGGCACATCACTCCCAGCTTTATTAGCATCAAGTATCTGCTTTATTTGTAATGGTGCAAGTCCTGATGTGTAGCACAATTCTTTTACAAATAGATTGTTTCCTACCTTACAAACTTTTACACCAGCAGTAGGGTCATTGGTATATCCAAAGTCTAAGCCACATACAAAATCTTCATCAGGAAAATCTTTGTCAGGTATTACATTCCAATTGCTAAAGATAATGCCATCAAGATTACCAGTCAATCCCCTTGCATAAACTCTCCACAATTCAGGGTCTTTGATGTTTTCGGTGCGGTAATGGTCCTCTTCAGTTAGGAATGGGTTGTGCCTATGGTCGGATATAATTAAACGCACACTGGCAGCTAAGTCATTACTTTGCTTGGTTGTTCCAATTAGCTTTTCATGCGCCCAAAACCTTATTGTTGGGTTGTAGTCTATAAATGTTTGTCTCCTTGTTCTTTTAGCTAATTGCCAAAATACAAGATAAGGAATACCATTTGCTTCATTTACGAATAGGTATTGTCGCTTACCTTGCTTTGCACTTTGTTCGGTATCGCAGCTAATAAACTCCATTTGCCAACCAGTTATGAAAGTTATTATTCGGTCTGTTTCGTTCCAAGATTTAACGTATTGCTTTAGTTCAGGAGTGGACATGTAAATTGCTTTGGCATGTCTGTAAGCACCCTTTTTTAAGTTGGGTACACTTTCCCCTACAATAGTTATAATTGGGTCAATCAATGGCGCATCAAAGGTCATTGCCCTTGTGAACATCAATTGCATTAACGCATAAGTTTTGCCCGAATTATGTACTAAGATATTTTTACCGCAATCAATAAAATAATTGTGTGCATTTTCTACCTCAATATCATAAACGACATCAATGTCATCTACATACTCCCAACTTTCAATATCTTCAAGTTTAAGCATTATAGAATTTATTATTTCTTCTTGTAACAATTTCTTTTATTGTGCATTCAGATACATTGTACTTTAAAGCTAATTCTTTTCTCCCATAGTATCTACCATTCTTTTCAGCGTGTAAACGTATTTCAACAACATCACTTTCTTTTAGTTTGGCCATCCCATTTAAAGAACCAACCATTCTTTTTTTATTGTTGGTTTTGTAGCTATGTAAAGCATTTTCAGAAGGAGTGCAGTATTCAAGATTTTCTATTCTATTATCTGTTCTATCTGAATTTATGTGGTTAATCTGCATCCCTTCTTGTCTTGGCCCTAAGAATGCAGCGCAGATAAATGAATGTACTGTTCTACTTTTGTATTTGCCATCATCAGACAAAAGCATTGTTTTCAAATATCCATCGTTTGATTTTGATGGTTTTAAAACTTTGCAAGTTCCAGTTCTTTTATAGTTTAGGCTTCTTAAGTTTCCTAAATTAGATGCTTCATAATTACTAAAGCTTGGTATTGATTTCCATATTTCCATTTAGCAAAGATACAATATATTTTAGAGAATGCCAACCGCCTTCGTAATAAAATTCATGGTCTTCAGTAGCTATTATTTCTTTACCATTTTTAAGCTTAACCTTTATGGTTTTCTTATAATTGTTATAACGAAATACATTTTTTACATTGTTGTAAACTTCCTTACATTCCTTTTCATCGTAGGATAATACTTTATCCCCGATAGATAATTGGGTTATTTTTTTACTACCGCTATCAGTTACTACCATTGTGTTTTCATCAAAGCAATCAGTACCGCCTTGATTGATAACAATGTTTTCAGTAGCATTGTAATTTTCTAAATATACTGGGCTAACATTGAACATTTGTATCTCATTTTAACATTTGAAGGTCTAAACCCCGATTTTTTTGTCATTTTCTGACAAATCCTTTAACATTTACTCTTTATTTAGGTCTATATCTTCCTCGCTACTTGCCATTGGTGGCGCAGTATTGTAAACATTAATGGTTGGTGGTGCGCTGGGCATCTTTTCTCCAGCTGAAGTTAAGTCTAACTTATCTCCATATTTTTTAGGCTGCAACTTACTCATAAGCCACTTTCTTGTGTCCACACGCAACTTTGAGCGGTTTATCCATTCATTGTCGGGAATATCTCCCTTTTCGGTAGTTAATGTGTCATTTGCATTAAAATCAGCTATTTCAATGATTTCATCTGCCATTGCTTCTGCCCTTTCCTCGCACGCGCGCGCGTATTGTTTCGCTTTTTCTTTATCATCATCTATCCAAAGGTAGAAAGTTTCAGAACCTATTGATGGAGTTGTGGACTTTAAAGCTTTTCTTAGAGACATACCGCAAGATATGTGTTCGCAAATTCTGTTTATTATTTGTGTTTTATCTTCTATTGAGTAAGCCATTGTTTAGTAGTTGTTGTTGGTTAATTGTATTCTATGTTTTTGAAGCTTTCTATTATGATTTTGTAAAGGTAAGTAAATTATCAATTGCATGTTTATTGCATTGTAAAAAAAAATATTATTGTATTTTGGAAAAATAATTTGCTAAATTGAATTATTGCATTACTTTTGTTCCAACAAAACAAATTAATCACTTTTAAAAATCAAAACAATATGGAAACTTTAAAATTTGGTAAATTCAAAGGGCAAAAATTTAATGATACTCCACAATGGTATCAAAATTGGCTTTTAAAACAAGATTGGTTTAATGCACCAATAGAGACGAACGATACTTATGCCTTAATTGAAAACGGAGTAATACACACAAACGATTTAACCTTAGAAGATGCTAACGAAATGAAACAAAGACATCAAAATTTTTTCCCAGACTGCAATTGGGAAGTATTGCCAATGAATGCAGTAATTGGAATGGATAAATACGAAGGTATGTTAGAAAGACATATGAGGATTTCATCAAAATATTTTTAAAAAGAAACAAAAAAACAATCTAAACCAAATCAGGGGTGCGGCTGTAACGCACAATTTTTTTAACTTCAAAAACCAAAACAATGACAAAGACAAACTTTATTATCTCATTATTTGTTGCTTTAGCTTTTGTAGCTATTTACACTTTACCTATCTTGGTGTGTGAGTTTATCCATTACGGAGTGCAATTTCTTTCTTCACTATAAAAACTTAAACAATGAAAATCGCATTATTCCAAGCATTTAATATTGCAACTCCAGTACAGATTACGCAATTTTTACCGATTAAAGATTGCTTATCATTTCCAATTGATACTGACTATCATTATTGGTATCAGGACACAGAAGGAAACACTTATTCTTATTATCATTTTGTAAACTAAAAACCATGACTAATAAACAAAAAAAGACAATTGGAGAGCAGCTTAAAGCTATAAGACTTTCTGAAGGTTTAAGCCAACGCAAACTGGCAGTTCTTATGGGCCTTAATGAAAACAATTGCTGTTCTATATCCCGAATTGAAGATGGAAATTTTGATAGCCCTGAATTACCGAGAAGTTTCTTGGAAGCTATGGGTTATCGGTTTAAAGAAAAGTACCAGTACACGATATTAAAGCCAAAAGTAAAATAAGCTTAATGCTGGTTACATTGCAAATCGAAAGTTTTGTTTTACATTTGCAAGGATGCAATTATTTAACTATACAACCGAATAAAATGAGTAGAAAATTAAATGCTAAGGAGATGGCTGAACGTGAGGAGTTTGAGCAAGTAGAAGAATTATTTGATATGCTGATTGAACTTTATGACCCTATTAAATGCAAAAGCGTTTACAATGGCATGTTAGCAGCAAGTCAGGTTCAGTTTCTTAATTATTGCAAAGACTTGGATAACATCTACACATTTTACGCTTACTTGTAATATCCAGCTTAAATAATTTAAAGCCTCTTTCTTTTAGATTGGGGCTTTTTTTGTAGCTGGGATGTCATTACTTGTATAGTTCCTTCATTAGTTTTTAAATAGGCTATATCTCCCTTTACTGCTATAACCATGCCATCAATAGTAATCACTTCGCAATTTTCGTAAATGCACACAGAATTAACCATTGTTTTTTTATCTATAAATGTGTATGATACACTATCTCCTATTTTCATTTTCTATGTGCCTTATTTCTTTTTATATAATTTAAACCAATCTTGAGCAATTATGCAAGGCAATCCTTTTTGATAACATATAATGCAAAATTCTGCATATTCTTGCATATCTTTCTCGCCATACATTCTTTCGGCTTGCCATTTAGCCCCATCTATAAAATTATATGAATACATTAGTATGTTATCATCATTGCCTTCTCCAGCATCTTCAAGTATGGCGTATTTTTTAGCAGCTTCTTCAAGTGTTTTTTGTTGCATAGTCTTATTTGCTTTCTAAGTATTTAATCTCTCTTTGGATAAAGTCAATAGCCTTTTTTAAGTCCTCAATTTCGTTGTCTTTTTTGCCTGACCTCGCAATGTATTTAACTGCTGACCCACGATTAAAATTTAGCTTGTAATCATTGCAAAAATCAATTACATCGTAGCCTTTACCATTGTTGTAATGGCTTGGAGTGCTGCCAATGGTTTCTTTTTTCTTGCTTAAAACTTCTACTATTCGGTTTTTTTGGTAATCCCACAATGAATTTGAATGCTGGATAATTACTGAATGGGTTTTTACTTCATTAACTATTCCAATAAATCCATCATTCATTTTTAATTGTGCTCCTACTTTTAAATCTTCTTCTTTATATTTCATATTTTATTTTTTTGCATTTTTTTTTATTTCTTCAAGTGTATCATTAATATTGTCTAATGCTATAAATATAAAGATACTTCCTACAAATATTGCTGCTGAAATCATAGTTTTTGTTTAAATGTTTATAAAAAATAATATTCCCCGTGTTCAAAATGTGATTTTAAATTGTTGTATAACCATTCGGTTGCTGTCATTTCATTTGTTTTTTTTGTAAAATTAGTTTTTTTATATCAATATCTAATAATTGGCAAGAATAGATTTGAGTGAGGAAGGTAAGCAAAAGCAAGTTACAACCCCTAACCCCTAAAGAAGTTGTAACTGAATTGCTTACACACAACTGGCACTGAATGAGTTTTCGTTTCGGTTTTGGCTGTTGTCGGGTAGCAAGTTATCAAAGCCCATTTACAACATTTAAAAGCATTTTGCGCACTATCTGCGCCTCACATTTTTACTGTTTCACTCGCATCGGCTATCAACCATTGAGCAGCGCATTTAGGCAAAAAAATAAGCCAATTCCGCCCTGAACAAGAGAATTGGCTTATTAGATATATACTATGGAGTGAGCGTTTAGCCTTTCCAAACCTAACGTGCATTAGGCTTGTTCAGGGCTAAATGCAGCACAAAGATAATCTTTTATTGGTAAAAACAAACATTTTCTAAAATATTTTTTTAGATAGGGAGTACTCCCCTATATTGCCCCGATTATGCCCCTATTTATTTTTGTTGGTTTTCAGGTGGGATTTGAGGTTTATTATTATACTTAATTAAGTACTTAATTAAGGACATAAAAAAAACCGCACCAATTGGTACGGCTTGCAATCTTACGGAAACACTTTAGAACGGCAACCCAAAGTCATCCCCTATTGGATTTGCGTTTACATCAACCTTGTTACTTTTTGCTTGTGGTGCTGATTGTGCTGCCCCAGCTTTTTCGATTTTCCATAAACCTAATGTCATGAATATACCTTGCTGACCACTTTTGCTTGTGTACTCACGACCATTTAGGTTTGCATTGACAACAACTTTATCCCCTACTTTGTAATCGTTTAGCACTCCGATAGTCTTGCCAGTACATTGCACTTCAAAAGTGTTTGGGTATTGCTCCAAGCTTTCTTTAATAACAAACCTTTGAACGCTGAATTTTTCGCTCTTTTGTTCTACTGGGTGTATAGCGTTAATAACACCTTCAATTTTTAGACTTTCCATAAATTTTTTACCTTTTAAATTTGATTAAGGCACAAAGTTAATGTTTTATTTTTAATAATACAAGTGTTAAGAATATAGTATTAACGCACCTTTGCTCATATTAAACTAATAAATTTTTAATTATTTTAAAAAATAGTTGCCTAAATGTTTGGTAGTATTGTAATACCGTATTACCTTTGTGTCAACAAAAGAAAGAAATGGCAGCACCAAAAGCAAAGTTTCCAAAAGTTGTTCAGACATTTAGAGCTAAAGAATATATTTTAAAAGCTGCTAAGAAGAAATTGAAGAAAGAGAAGATTACTTTTTCCGAGAAGATTGAAGAACTATTGGAAGCGTACATAGCAAATTAAGTTTTAATCAAACTATAAATGATTAGGTATAGCAGTAATGCCTACGCAAAAACTGCCCGCCATTAAATAGATGGTTTGACACGAGAAGCAACAGCAAGAGGGGCAGATTTATCGCCTACAAAGCAGCTAACGAAATAAGAGAATAAAATACTTGCAGACACTACTTGATAGTGCGTAATTAAATGGAAGGACAAACTGCATCATTATAGCTTACCATAGAGGATAACTTCGGTTCGTTACCGATGGTAAGCACTTACTTTAAAAACAAATAAAAACAAAACAATATGACAAAGCACTTTGAATTTGAAAAAATGGAATTTAAAAGCATTAATGGCAATCTTACGCAAATAGGCACACATAGATTTAGCGGTGTAGCTTCATTTGATGGAATAGATTACACTTATAATATGTTTAGCCAAACATTCGTAAGGAGTGAGTTTTTTAATGGGCAAATATGGCTTTCAGATTATCTTATACCTGAAGAATCTACACACGATTTAATTGAAGGACATTTGCAATGGTTGTTTAACAAACCTTCAAATGATGACCTTTATGATAGTAACGATAACAAACCAAAATTTGTAAGCTAATGAGACATCTTACAGCGCAGCAATTAGCTGACGAATTAGAACTTGAATCCGACCTTGACCTATTTGAGTTAATGGTTGATGACTTTATGGAAAAGAACTTTATTGCAGCACGAGCAAATTTTGGAATACTTCGTGCGCCCAGTCAAAAACAAATGCTTAATTATTGCAACCAACATGGCAATGAAGATGCCTTTATTTTTTTTCACTCTATAATTTAAAAATATGAATCCACTAATAGCAGAAATACACGACAATGAGTTTCTTATAATGCAGAAAAATGCCTTTTTAGATGCCAAAATTGAGCAAGTAAAGTACTTAGCAATGACTTTATCGGAAATGGCTTTAAAAGACGATAATTGCCTACAAATAATGAAGGAAGCAGTTGCTAAGGTATGTATGGAAAAGTACAAGGCAAGAATACATAAACTACCAAACTTCGCAACATCAAAGCTATGATACAACAACTTACTACCCAGCAACTACAACAACTCTTAAAAGCTAAGGCTATTGGCATGGATTTAGCATCCTACACAGAAATTGAAATAATTAACGAACTTGAAAAAAGAAGATTTGAGATTATCCAAGATGAGCAAGACGAGATAGAATTAGCCTTGCACTGGAGAAGAAGATACATCGAGGAGCAATACGCATTGGCAAACACAGAACAACAATTTTTATAACTCAAAAACAAAAACAAATGGAAAAATTAATCAAAATTCAAAACGAATTAAAAGTACCAAAAGGAAACTTCAACTCATTTGGCAAATACAAGTATCGTTCAGCAGAAGATATTTTAGAAGCAGTAAAGCCATTGCTAAACAAACACAACTGCAAATTGGTTATTACCGATGAAATTTTGGCTATTGGTAATAAGCTTTTTCTTGCTGCAACTTGTAAGTTTACTGATTTTGAAAAAGAAGAATGTGTGAAAGGCTATGCCGAACTTGGAGAGCATAAAGGTATGTCATCAGAACAATGCACTGGTACAGCTTCAAGTTATGCTCGTAAGTATGCTTTAAACGGATTGTTTCTAATTGATGAAACAGAATCGGATGCCGATAGTCAAAATAATGGAACATCACAAGTTAAAAAGAGCGAAATGCCTATTTCTGAAATTCAAAAGAAATTAGAAAGCTGTAAAAGTATTGATGAATTAAACGCTTTATTCCCCACCATTACCCCAATGACAGAAGCCATTAAATCTATGTTTTCTGCTCGTAAAATCCAACTACAATGATAGCCCTTATAGATGCCGACAGCCTTTTTTATTTAGCATGTTACCTTCTTGATGACCCCACTAATATTGAAAAGTGTGGGTTATCAGGAAAAGATGCCGATACAATTAATGAAAGTCTTGCAGAAATTGGGGCAGATAGGTTAGAGAATATGATTAACGAACTTCTGCTGGATATTATAACTGATGAAAACAATATTGAAATTTCAGCAGTAGAAATCTATGTTACGCATTGCAAGAACTCGATAAGGAAGGAAATAAGCAAAGAATATAAAGCCAATCGAAAACCCAACCCAATTGTAAACGCATTGCGTAAAATGTACATCCAAAAGAACCACGCAATTTATTCCGACACGCTGGAAGCAGATGACTTGATAGCTATTAGAGCAAAACAACTGGGCGAATACAATTGCATCATTGCCACAATGGATAAAGACCTTACACAAATTGGTGGTTTTATCTATAACTTTTACCGAAAACCATCAATAAAGGATGAAGAAGGCAACGCAATTGAAGTATTTAAGCGCAAAGGTTTAAGCTACACTACTAAATTTCAGGCTCAAAAGTTTTTGGCCAAGCAAATGATACAAGGGGATTCAGGGGATAGAGTGCAAGGCTTACCTAAATATGGCGCTGTTAAGGCCGAAAAAATCATCGAGCCTATAACTAATACCTTTGGCTTAATTAAAGCGGTTGTAAGCGAATATAAAAAGGTTTATGGAGAAGATTACATTGAACCTTTACAGCTTAATTTTCGATTATTATATTTAGGAAGCTACTGACATGCCAACACTTAAAGAAGATAAAGTAAGTAAAGGAAAGAATAGAGTTATCTACTCTAAAAAAGGAGAAAAGGTTACAATAATTTCAATTCACGATACAACATTGATAGTCGAGAATGTACGGACAAAGGTGCGTTTCTCGGTTAGAGAGGATGAAATAAAACATTAAATAACTAAAAAAACAATAAAAATGAAATACAAAAAACCAATTGAATATGGGCTATTAATATTTGCGCTGACTACAATAATGTGGTGTACTGCATTTGCATGGATGATTGGCAAAATAGACCTAGACTATAAGAACAGAATAGAATTATTGGAGCAGAAATGCAAGTAATTTTTATTGCTTATAACTTGTAGATTGGCGAAACTTAACCACAATTAAAACTAAAACAATATGACAAACGAAGAACTTGAAACAATTGAACAACTTACAGAAGTTGCAATAAAAATGGCTGAATTAAAAGCAGAAAACAAAATTCTAAAAGAGATTAATGAAAAATTGATGCAATCCTTGCAAACAAAAAATGTTAGCGGTTCGTTGGGCTTTGACAAAGGCTATGAAAAAGGTTATAATGATGCAACAAAAGAGGCTTGTGATGAAATAGCGAAAAACTATCAGCCCGATGACCGCTAACTTGTAGATTTGAGAAACTTAACCACAATTAAAATAAAAAATAATGACAGATTCACAATTTAGGTTTTATGCGTTTTCAATAATGTTTATTATTTTTGATTTAGTAGCTATTGGATTTACATATTCAATTATTAAACAATTGTATTTTGAAGCGTTCCATTAGTTAGCGAAACTTAACCACAATTAAAAACTAAAACAAAAACAAATGGATAAATTTGAACAACATATAAAAAGAATGAAAGGACTTAAAGAAGTGTACGAAGTTGGTACATCACAACACAATATTTTAAGTATGCTAATTAAGGAGTGTGAAGAAGCCTTGCGCCAACCGCTTATTATGGTGCGAAGCGAACAGTTGCCTTGCTCTCATTGTGGTCGCCCATTGAAAGAACATAGCCAAGAGTCGAAACTTTGCCCTGATAGAATGAAGAATTTTGAGCAAGGCAATTGACCATAACTTGTAGATTGCCGAAACTTAACTAAAATTAAAACTAAAAACAAATGAAAGACCAAAAAATTCACAAACTATTACACGCACTTGGCACCATTCAACTTATCCTTGATGAGCTTTACAACATCAAGAACGATGCCAAAATGAACAAGATTGATTACTTTGTTAGGGATATTAAACAATCAACCAACAACTACATTAACTCGCTCCGGGCTGCTAATGTTACCTTAAACCAAATATGGCTGCATATCCCAAACGAAGATTTTGATGCGTATTTAACCGCTAAAAGAGAGCTGTTAAATCTTATTCAAGAATCAACCTTTGAAGATGTAAAGCAGTTGATGTATCAGGTAAAAAATGTACATTACAAATACCACCAGCTGGATGTTTTTGAAAAGATGCTGAACACACATTGCACCCCTGAAATGAGAGATTTATACCGCACAGAATTAGGTTACACACTTGACCAGTATAACGAACTTAAAAAAAATCAAGAATTGGGCTATGCGCCTATTTACAATTAAAAACTAAAAACTAAATTTATGCAACTAACAACACCAAAAACATCACTTGCTCACATTCTTTACGAATTGATTATGCAAGGCAACAAAGGAATTACAGAAAGAGATTTTTATTATAATGGATTTCGCCAAAGAATGTCTGAAATTAGAAATAAGCATTTAATATCTGTAAACTCCCATAGGGAACAATTTGTAAATACATTTGGGCATATTGGGTATTTCCATAGGCACATTTTAGCTACAAACCAAAGCGAAGCAATAGATATTTACAATGAAATAAACAAATAGCCAAACTTTAAAATAAATAAATGATAACAATTACAAACGAAGATAATATGGAGCTTATGGCACGTTATCCTGATAATTATTTTGATTTAGCTATTGTTGACCCACCGTATAAAAATGATGTAAGTGGATTAAATGCTGGTATTAATAGAAATTTCAGTTATAATGAATTTAAAGCTCCAAATAAAGAATATATAAATGAATTATTTAGGGTTTCAAAAAATCAAATAATGTGGGGTTTTAATTATTATTTAGAATTATTACCGAATACAGATAGTGTAATTTCTTGGTTTAAACATCAAAACGGACATTTTTCAGAGTGTGAATATGCTTGGAGTAGCATAAAAAAAAGTAGGTTATTTGATAGAAGCTATCAACAAGACCAATATAACAAAATTCATCCAACACAAAAACCTGTAGCACTTTATAAATGGCTACTTGATAAATATGCAAAGCAAGGCGATAAAATACTAGACACCCATTTAGGAAGCGGAAGCATTGCAATAGCGTGCCACGATTACGGATTTGATTTGACAGCTTGTGAGTTAGATAAAGAGTATTTTGATGCTGCAATGAAAAGGTTAAAAAACCACCAAATGCAACAAAAGTTGTTTTAATAGGTAGTGCAATAAATAAATAATTTTTTATTTAACAAAAAATATATAACCTTTGCTAAACTAACGCAATCAATGAAAACTAATGTTCACATCTTTAAGGAGACTTTTGAAGCAAAAAAAATATTGCTTTTAAGCGACCTTCACTGGGACAACCCAAAGTGCAATAGACAGCTTTTAAAATCTCACTTAGATGAAGCATTGGCTATTGGTGCTGACATCCATCTGAACGGAGACACCTTTTGTTTAATGCAAGGTGCTTATGACCCTCGCAAGAATAAAGCCGATATAAGACCTGAACATAATGTTGCAAACTACATTGATGCGGTAATTGATACAGCAATAGAATGGTTTAGCCCTTATGCCCATTTGATTAAAGTTATTGGTTACGGAAACCACGAAAGCAATATCATTAAAAGGCTGGAAACAGATGTAATTGAAAGATTTGTAAATGGTTTAAACGCTGCTAATAAAACCAATGTAAAGATTGGTGGTTATGGTGGATGGATAATTTACAACTTTAGCAGAAACAATACTGGGTCTGTTAATTACAAAATCAAATACTTTCATGGCAGCGGTGGTGGTGGTCCAGTAACTAAAGGAACAATTCAATTTAATAGAATGGCTACAATGGTTGAAGGTGCGGATATGATTTGGATGGGGCATGTTCACGAAGACCACGAATTGACATACACTGTTGAAAAAATATCTAAGCATCATAAGGTTATGTTGCGAGATATATTGATGGTTCGTACAGCAACCTACAAAGAAGAATACAACGATGGAAAGTATGGATGGCATGTTGAACGAGGTGCGCCACCAAAGCCTTTAGGTGGTAGATGGTTAGAGTTAAAGCCAGTTCGTCTTCAGCCAAGCAATGCTTCTGAAGAAAAAATAGTTAAAGCTTTTACTTATAAGACTATTTAAGTTTTGTTTATTAAAAGATAGATTATATCTTTGCGTTTGAAATCATTAGCGTGTGGTAGCACTAATGAGTTTATTTGGGTTATTAGTTTAACCAAAGCCCCTTTCTCTACCACGATTGGGGCTTTTTCTATTTTTATGATAACACTTGAACAATATAACGAAGCTAAAGCTATTGTCAAAGAGTACGAGAAGCAAAATACAACCGAGCATTGGAAAGATATTGTTGATGCTTGGTTTGACTTCTACACTGAAAGGAAAGGCTATCAGCCAACCTTTGCGCCAAAGGATAGCAAGGCACTAAAAGAGATTATTAAAAACCTAAAGCTAAAGGCAAGTGAAAAGGGCTTTTTAAACTGGGATAAAGATTATTGCCTTAAAGTTTTTAATCACTTCTTAAACCTTGCCTACTCTGAACAATGGCTTTCAGAAAACTTTTTACTATCCAATTTAAACTCAAAGTTTGATTCAATAATTAGCAAAAACAATGGAAAAACAAAACCAACAAAAGGGATTGATGCGACAAACGCACTCAACTTGCTTACTCAATTTACAAAACAATAACCAGCCACTAAGTCCTATTCAATTAGTGGAACTTGCCAGTGAGTTATTGCCTAAAGGGAATCCAAATTTTAGGGCAGTACAAAAATTTACTCCCATTAAAGTTTTACTTGAAAAAGAGGAAGCAACCATTACAGATTTGAGGTGCGCTTTACTTGTATTGGTAAAGAACTTCAGCGAAAGCATGAATGTTGTAAGGAATCTAAATGAAACCCAAGCTGTGGAGATTACTGAAATGCTTATTGATGAATGTGGAGACTTTAGATTGGAGGATTACTTTGTTATGTTCCAGTTGGCTAAAAGGGGCAAGATTGGAGACATTAGAGATAGGATAGACATTCAGTTGGTAAGTAAATTGATTGATGAATATTGGCAGTACAGAAAGAAAGAAGGGGATAAACTTTTAGAACAATTAGATATAGAAATGGCAGAAAAAAGAAGGGAACAAAAGCGCAAGGCTTTAGGCAGTGGTCAAACACAAGAGAGAGTAGTTAGCACTCACGATTTTATGGAAGAATTAGCTAAGATTCAAAAGGCTATGGTTGAGAACATTGATAAGCACACGCTGGATGAAGCAAAGCAGAACGAGAAGCGTAAAGAAATGCTTTACAACAGAATGAAAGACATTTACGGATTTTCAGAACAAGAATTACTGGAAATGCAAAACATTAAGATAAAAACTTTTGGCTCAAAAATAAACGATAAATAAATGCAAGAACTTAACACGATAAGAAAGATATTTGATGTAATTCAAGAAGGAGAAAAGCTTACCGCTAAGGAAATTAAACAAAGAGTGGTTGATATGTACAATGGTGGAGACTATTGCGCCAAGACCTTCGCAAGGATAAAGATGCAGCTTGTTTTGCTTCCTCGTAATGGCTACATGAATAAAGAACTGGTAAACAAAGTATTTGTGTACAGCAGAAACGAAAACACTGATTTCTATTCGGAAAGACACAGCAAATCTGAAACAACCAAGACTAAGCAAATAGCTTGTTTCTGCGGAGACTATCTTATTTGTTGCAAAAACGTACTAAACAGCAGCGACCTGAATAGGTACAAGAAAATGTGCGAGGAAAATTTTGAGAACATTCGCTTTGAGGAATACAAAGAGTGGGACACAATTGAGATAAAATATGTTCCAAAAACAGCAGATTATCCAAGAAAAACTAAAGCAGCACAAAATAGAATAGCGGTTACAAAAGAAAATATCTCAATTGAATGGTATGCTACTCAAAAAGTTCATAAGATTGAAAGCCTATCTAAGCAGTTAAATGTTCCTTTGCCAAAAACAAAAAAAGAAATATTGGAATTTCACAAAAAAGCAATTGCCCTATAAAATGAAAGTAAAGCCTAAGAAATGCGCATCTAGCAAAACAAAGGATTTTGGATGCTCAAAATTGACCGAAATTAGAAAG